AACTCCATCTATAGTTTTTTTTGTATATTCATGCATATCAAGTAATTGTAAATGTTGCTCCTGTTATGGAAATATTTGTGTTAGTTCCAGCTCCAATAAAATCTGTTGAGCCACCTTGATCCAAACCAAAATAAGCAGATGTGTATAAAGTTCCTCCAAAGTTATAAACAAAAGAATTGAAATAGCTAAAATGACTAGCTCTAGTCCAAGTCCAACTATAGTTTGTTCCACCATAAGAAAAACTTAAATTAATGCTAGTCCAAGATGTTGGAGCAGTCATTGATCCTGATGCGATTGGAGTTAAATAATTATAAGGCCCATTGCCTATTTCATAAATATTAAAATAGGTATTTCTTGATTGACTAACATTGCTTAAATTTGTTTCTGTGTAATGATTAAATTTTAAAGAGTCATAACTTGTGCCAGTACCTAAAGATCCTATAAAATTTTTATCTGAGGCTGAAACAGATGTTGCTGTTGAGCTATAAGTTCCCAAAAAATGATTTACTGCGTACATCCCTGTATTGCTTGATTGTATGCTATTCCAATTATTTACACCTAAATGGTATCTATAACCTGTAGCAGTAAAAGTAGTATTACCCTTATAGTCAGTTGATGTAGTTCCTATTGTTTCTCTCGATAATGTCAAATTGCAATTAATAGTAGCTATGCTAGATGAAGCTCCATAATATTCTGAAAAAGATGCTTGAGCCCCAGAAGATTTGTTAATCATTGTTCTGATGTCTGCATCATTAATTGATGCTTGAGTACCAGAAGTTCCTCCAGCCTCTATATGGATGTCATTTAAAGAGATAGCTCCTGAGCTTTGTAAAGCCATTATTTACCCTCTAATTCTTTTACTCTACCTGATAAGTCTTTAACTGCCTCGATCAATACTGCTGTCAATCTGCTGTAATCGACAGACTTTGTGCCCATTTCATCATCAGCAGTCAATACTACTTCTGGCAATATTTTTTCTACTTCCTGAGCAATGACACCTATATTTTTTTTCTCATCTCTAGTGTAAGTGACACCTCTTAATTGCTCCACTTTAGATAAACCATTTTCTATAGTTTCAATATTATCTTTTAATCTTTCGTCTGAAAAAGCTGTGACATTATTATTAAAAGTGGCCGCCCCAGCCTCAGACATATCAAGAGTAAGAGCAGTAATTCCAGTATTATTGTCTGTGCCTGTAAAAATAATATCTTTATCATTTACATGACTTCTTATAACAAAATTACTACTGCTATTTTCTATATATCCGATTGTGGTACCACCATCATTAAAATTCCAAAATCCACCATCAGCATCTAAATTAATTTGCCCAGCAACATCTAGAGTTAGATCTCCAGAAGATAAATCTATTTCTGTGCCATCAATAGTAATATCGTCTATAGCTACACCTGAGTCGGCTGTGAGTAAGCCTGTCATTGATCCACCAGCTTTTGGCAAGGCCGCATTTGCAGTAGTGTTAGCAGTTGTGGCCAATGTGTTTGCATTTGTGGCCGCAGTAGTTGTTGAAGTTAAAACAGCATCTCTTGAGGCAATATCAACACCATCAACTGTGCCTGAAACAGTAATATTGCCTGTGACATCAACATTTCCTGTAATTGCAACTGATCCATTATCATTAAAGGATGCAATGGATCCTGAGTTATCTGCTTTTCTTACATCAAAAATATTAGCCAGGACATTTAAAGATCCTGTTCCAGCATCTTTAATTACAGAATTAGATCCATCATGGTAAATTTCCAGATCATCTCCTGTGCCAAATATTGCTTTTTTGTTATCGTCAAAGTTTGCTGAATTAAATCTTACATTTACCTCTGTTCCTGTTGCAGAAAATATCGCATCAATAGGATCAATAACCTGGGTATTTATTTTTTGGCCCCAGGTATCTGTTGATGCTCCCACCTCAGGTTTGGTTAAATTAAGATTGGTACTAAATGAATCGGCCATGATTTTTTCCTCGTAAAATTATTGTGCTTGTTTTTGTTCAGTCCAGGAAGTGTTGGGTACTGATTGATTTGTCCATTTTAACCCACCATCAGGAGATACTCCACTAGATCCATTAACTTGTGCAAGACCAAAATACCTTCTAACACCTTCTGAAAAAAGATTACTTTCTGCTTGTGTTTGAGATCCACCAACTAATAAAAAAGTGCTTTCAACACCAGCAAAGTCACTCACACTTGCAAATCCTCCTTTATTGCTATTTTCCAATGAAAAATAATAAAGATCTGGAGTAGAGCTAGATGGAGTAAAACTTAATTTTCTGTTAGATCCAACTGTGCCTGTAGTTGTTATTCCTGTTTCGTAAATTGTTGAGTCTGAAACAAAAGTTGTCGCTGTGTTTGTCTGCGAAGTTCCATCAATTTCAAAAGCCTCCCAATGTCCACCAACACCATTTGCTGTTTCTTTAGAAGTATCTCCTGAAAATTGATAGGCTGGATAGCCATTTACAGTAAGAACACTTTGTCCATTAACTAAAACAGATCCTATAGTTGCTGTGACTAAATCATCTTCGATTGGAGAAGTTTGATAATAAACATAAGCCCAGGCTGAGCCTGTGTAAGTTGGAGCTCCTCCTTGTGTATCAGGAGTATATCTGTAGATCGTTCTTTTTTGATTTGTAGCAGATCCTCCAGGAGTAGTTCCATTGTATGCCCCAGAAACTTGTAAATAAGTATTTGAGTTGCTGTCAGTTCTAACTGAAACATGAGTTGTGCTTGTGTTGTGATGGCCATCTGGAGCTTGTGACAATGCTAAAGTGTTTCCAACATTGCTTGAGTCTGATTGATTTACTTCATTCAAAACATTTCTTCTAAAAACCATGTAATTGTCAGTTTGATTTACTCTAAATGCGTTATTGTGAATATCAACATTGTTTATGTTTTGAGAATGCTGAGGATTTAAAGTTGTGACATTACTTTTTGGCAAACAAGAAACAACAGCTCCCAGGTCTATTTGTGTTCCAGCAGATACAGTTTGAGAAACCCCAATAGGATTAACTTGCCCTAGATCAATTTGTGTTCCAACATTGGCTGAGCTGGATGTTTCTGTTAAGGAGGTTTGACCTAGATCTATTTGTGTTCCTATTTGTTGAGATCCAGATGAGGCATTAATAACAGCCTCTCCCTGGTCTATTTGATTACCAACTGATGTAATTCCAGAATTTACCTGGACAAATGTTTCTGCTTGATCTACTTGTGTTCCATGAGATAGAGATCCTGAATTTTCCAGGAGCTCTAATGGAATACCTAATTTTATTCTCCTCATTTCTGCTATCAGCGAGGAAACTCCATTAGATGTAGCTGTGGGCTGTACTTTTATATTTATAGATCCTGAGAGCCCTGATTGTGCATTTATTGTTTCATTTTGTAGGTTAAATTGAACAGAAGGCGAAACACTACTTCCACTAGATGCAGAAATAGTGCAACTCGCCACTTCATATTGTGGAGTTCCATAATGGGATTTACCCCAATGGAAATCTCCATATCCTACTGAGCTCATTTAAGCTCCTTATGTAAGAGTTATATCAATCGCTGATGCATTAAATCTGAATACATCTCCAGCCGAAACTGATTTAGATGTAGTCAAAGTTCCATAGGCCAACATGTTCCCTCCTGTAGATGCATCAAAAATAGCCATTGCAACTACAGTTCCGAAACCTGATCCAGTTGCAGTACTGTATTCAACAGCAGATGTGTTTGATGTAGTTCCACCAGAAGTTGTAAAAGTTATTGTTTGCCTTGCATAAGCAGTTCCAGAAGTTGAAACTTCTGTGCCTGATCCAGCAGTATCAGTAGGGGCCGCTGTGAACAGAGCCACATATAAAGTTGAAGGAGCTGTATAAGAAGTTCCTCCAAAAACATGATCTAGAACTTTTGTTTCTAAATAATCCGAAAATCCAGCCATTTTGTACCTCCTTGGTAATTAAGACTTGTAATAATATTGTGGTTTAGTTTTGCCTCCATAAGTTCTCTTTCTTACTAAGAGAGATCCCTTACCAAAGGCTCCTTGTTGTTGTTGGATCCTTAATTCTTCTAATGCTTTTTCAAATTGCCCAGCGAAAAATTGGATCCTTTCATCCTCCATTAAATAAACAGAGGCATGTTTGAGAGCTCCATAAAGATAAACATCTGGAGCTGTCCTGGACAAAAAGTTTTCTGATACTGTTGAGCTTAAAGCTGGGATCTCAGCATAGTAAGTCATTTGGATTGTATAACTCTGATCTGGAGTAGGACATACCTCAAGGGTATCTCCATCAATCGCAAAATACTTAGGCTGACCTGATGTGTTTTGAATACTGTTTCTATATAGATCTAAACTTTCTAAAGATTTTTGAAACAATGGAACAGGATCTCCTGTTTGCAGATCCACATTTATTGCTCCCAACCAATCTCCAGGCAGTTGCGAATATTGATTATCCAAAACTGCTGTAGATCTTTTGATCATATCTTTGTGTCTTAATTTTCTGTTAATTTCAGACTCAGTTTGATCAATAAAACTATCAATCACACTTCCTAGATCTGATCTGTTTAGATAGTCAGCTATTCTTGTTTTTAATTCATCATAAGTCATTAGATCTTCCCAGGCCAGGTACGAAATGGTTTATTCTCTGGAGCATTCAACCATTTCTTCCAGGCATCTTTGTCATTTGCCCATCCTTCTAAAACTGCCTTCTCATAAATAACCAGGGGAACTTCTGCAACATGCCTAAGATCTTTTCCAGGAGCAAAATTATTTGTATCTCCTAGATGCTTGGCAAATTCTAAAGTCTTGGTTATGTCCTGAGTTGAAATAGTTTTTCCAGCATCATCTTCACTAACCAAAGAGGTAGTTAAATTATGCTTGTGGGCTATAACAGTTGTCACTTTGCTCATACTTGATCTCAAAATGGGGAGAGGCTAAGCCCCTCCCCTAAATTGATTATGAAGTAGTTAAATCAGCAACTATTCCATGAGCTTGTTCTGAGCTCACTTCTAGTCCATGTTCAGCTACTATCATTTTTGTTTCAGCATCCCCAATAGTTGAAATATCTATTGTTTGGAAAGTTCTCAAAAATGCATGTTTCAAGTATTCAGGATCTATTAATAGTAAAGATCTATCTCTTGATCTGTTAGATGGAACAATTTGCAAAGTTCCAAAGTCAGATGCATACAAACTTATAGATGCAGATACAGTATCGCTGTCTATATTTTGTCTAGTGTTAGATCTACCTGTAAATCCAGAGATCACTTGTTTGTTATGTGGGCCAGCTATTGCCATGTTTGGCTCAGCCCCATTAGTGAACATAGATTGGAGTACACCTTTTAACAAAGTTTCAGTTAATGCTCTTTGGTTTCCAGAACTAGCATCTGTGGCCGCGGCCGAGGCAGATCCATTAGCTCCACCTGTACCTCTAGACACATTGCTTGAAAGCCATGCCTCAAAAGATCTAGTAGCTCTGGCCGTTGTCGCATTACCAGAATTTTTAGCCTGGTTTTGACAAATAGCAGTTTCCATATTTCTTTTTAGAGCTTTGGAAAGTAAAGCCATTTGATGTGCCATTTCAGATCTTTTACCAGCCACATCCATAGAGTTCTGTGAATTAGTGACTGTCACATTTACTGAATTGATTTGACATACATTAGATTGACGAACAACAGGAGTTGCGGCCGCTCTAGAGATCTCAAATCCCTCTAATTCTCCTGTAGCAGATATGCTAGGGAGATTTTCTGTGCTCCAATCAAAAGTGACATTGGACACATTTTTTGTACCTATTGCAGACATAAATGGAGTAGCAGTTGGATCTAAGTTAAAGATAGTATTAGCCAAAGCCTCTCTATTTGTAGTCGCTGAATAAGTGTCATAAGCATTCGTAATTTTTGCCATGATTTTATCCTCTTAAAAAAAGTTTAAATTAATTGTTCAAAAACTTTTGTAGCATCAGAAACTTTGCCTGATTGCCTTAGTTTTTGTTGAGCTTTTTTAAGATTGATATTACCTTTTGGCTTTGTAGCTGTGCCTGGTTTTGCAACTCTTCTTGATGCTGACTCTTTAGGTTTTTTAGCTACAGCTTTTTTAGTTTTGCTGTGTTGCCAGGCATCCCTTAGTAAAACTACAAGTCTGCCATCATAAACCTGGGAGAGTTCCTCATTTGTAAAGCCAAGAGATCTAGCATACTCAGAGATCTCATTAACCTCTTTTTCTGCGATTTTATCGTCTTTCCACTCAGGGATCTTATCTGCAATTATTACTTTAGCCTCATTTTTTTGCTGTTCGATAAGATCTAATTCAGCCTGGAGGGCCTCATTCTTAGTTCTTTCGAGCTCAGCATCTATAAAGTTCAAAGTAGTTCCTTGCTGTTCCCACTTTTGTTTCTGCCTTAAATACTCTTGAGGATCTTCATCAATAAGTTGTGCCCAATCTGGCTCAGCTTTCATGTTGTTTTTCAACATTAATTGCATTTTGGGTAATAACTCTTTGTATAAAGCTCTTTCCTCAGACATTTCCATTTCTTTCTTAGAAACTTCTTGAGTTTTTAATTCAAGATCTTTTCTTTGATTAGAAACTTCTTGTGTCTTTCTCGTGTAATCTTTCTGCCGACTATATCCACTTTTTAATTCATCCAGGCTGACTTCAATTTCTTCCCCATCAACTTTGATGGTTATAAGTTCCTGTTCATCATCAGTTTCAATATCATCTTCTTCTGATTGATCTTCGTCAAATTCTGTTTCTTCTTCGGTTTCCTGGAGATCCTCTTCTGGATCCAGATCCTCAGCTTCAACTTCTTCAACTTGATTTTCTGCTATTTCTTCCTCAGGGGTTTCAACTTGTTCCTTTTCATTATCAGGAGTTAAAAGTTCCTCGAAGGATTGAACTGCATCTTGCATTTCAGTTTGAGATCCAATCGTTTCATTTTCGTTATTGGACATATTCATACCTCAATAGTTTGTATTTTAACCTTTCTAACTTTTAATCTAAAGCTATCCAGGTTAAAAAAATTATATTTTGAAAACACCACTCATTTTTTCAATTTGTTGAGTAGTAATTTTCCCATTGTTGATGATGATCCTGAGGTGTCTTTCAACCTCTGGTAAGATTTGTATTGCCTTATAGATACTCTCTCTGAGAGCTACATCCTCTGGCGAAGTCTGTTCCCATGTTTCTATTAATTCATTTTTATAATTAATAAAAGTTTTTTTAAAAACATCAGATTTTAAAATGTTTTCTGCCTCTAAGCCTTCTCTGATTTCAGTTTCTTTATCCATTTAACACCTGATCTAATTTTTCTTCTAATTTATCAAATCTCTTAATTAACATATCCATATCTCTTTCATTATCTGATTTTGAAACATAATGCATAGCAATTTCTTCTCTAGTTCTGTTAATTAAAATATTTATTCTTTGGATCTCATTTGCATTAGATCTAATCGCATAGATCAAAGGAGCATAAACCAAACTCAAAATAGCATTCCAGATTATGATTGGATTTATTTCCATTAGTAGCTCCAGATTGTTGGTCTAGGTTTATCTTCTACATTCCAATCCAAGTGTATAAACCTGGAATTGTTATAACCTTTTTGGGCAACTCCAATACCTGTGAAGCCATGCTGTAATGCCAGGCTAAGTAATCTGTATGCCTCAGATCTATTTATTAAAATATCTACTGCTTTGCCCTGGCAATGTGCTCCAGGAACTTTTTTTGATTTTTCGTTGGGATGATCTTCACATCTATAAGCAGAAGTAATAATCATTGGAGATCCAAAATCAGATCTAAGATCTTGTAATTTTTTTAGAAAAGCATGATCCATTTCTTCTTCTCCACAATGCGAACATGCCAACTCTTCCGAGGAAAAGTTAGGAGCTGGCCATTTGCTGTCAGATTGCCAACTCATCATTAGCCTCTAATTCAGAAATATATTTGCCAACAACTTTTAGATCTGCATTCATTGTCCTGGCTTTTTCTTGTGCCTCTTTGTGAGATCTAGCCTGGATAATTGGCCCACTATGGATCTCTTCAAGTCCATCAGACTTAATAACTTTTATTTCAGTAATAAACATCATGGTTTATAAGCATCCTTAGTATTTTCTTCTCTCATGTTGTTCCTGGCAACTCCTTTAGCCTTTTCATAACTTCTCATAGATCCTAAACCTAACAAGCTAAGAGTAAGAGTCATTAAACCTTCGGTATTTATAGTTGGAGGCTGTATATCTACTCCAAATACAACAACACCCCAATTTAATAATGGAGCCAGGAAAAAACTCCAAAAAAGCCCCAGGGCACAAATCCACATGATTGCAGGCCTGGCCCCAGCTACAAAAATGGATCCATGTTTTGCCTGGGCTAAATTAACTTCGTTTTGTTGTTTAGATAACTCAAACATTTGAGTTTTGATTGCATGTTCAAGTTCCATTTTTTTTGTTTTAT